TATCGTCATTTGCAAATTCATCACTCTTTGGTAAAATTGATATTTTTTCATCTTTGATTGCTGTATCAATAACATTGTCGCAAAGTCTGCTTACTGTTATTTCTCCATTTGTTGCATCAACTGTAACATTATAGCTATACCCATCAATTTCGTAAATACCACCTTGCGTTATCTCTACGCTTGTATCATTTTTAGAAAGTGTTATTTTTTTCATAATAACACCTTTTACGACAATTTAATTTCAATAGTATAGTCTGTACCATCAAGCAATGAAGTATCATAGTCCAATACATAAGCATCTTTTACTGCATCATAAGTTAATCCAGTAGTAATTATATCGCCATTTGCTGCAACTAAATTAACTGAAATACTGTTTAAAACATTTGTAGAAATTGTATTTGTAAAATTAGTATCTGTTAATAGTGCATTTGCAACTTCGCTAGAAGTAGGAATTTGGCTTTGAACATTTGCAATACTGTTATTTATTGCATCTAAATCAGATTGTTTTAACTGTCCTGCAACTTCTTTTATTGTAAAAACATCTGCTATTTTTTCCCCTACTCTTAGAGAATTGCCCAATATTACATTTACATCATCTTTGTATGTTTCGCCCACATTTGCTATTAATAAACTGTCCAAATCTGTATCGCTCAAACCTTTATTATCAACAACAAAATTAACCTTTTTAATTACTGCTGTGGATAAATCTACACTATCCCCAACTACATAGCCAGCTTCTACATAGCCAGCTTCTACATATCTATCGCTCATTTTTAAACCTTTACTTTTTATTTTTTAAAACAGATAGAAATTAATCTATCGTGCTGGTACTTGTTCGGTAGCTATTGCGGCAGGATATAATTTTGCTCCTGATGTTATAAACTCGTCTGTAAAGTTTACTTGAACAGTAATTGCTGATAAACCACTAGAACTAAAAGGGAACGATATTGCAAATTCGTTTGGATTTGGTAATTGCTGTCCTATGATATTTCCTAGCCCATCTTCAATAAATAACTCAACGCCATTAGGAGTTATATCTACTTTTATAAAACCTACGATAGAAGTTGTAGTATTACCAATAGAATTAATTGCAAGTGTTCCAATAGTTATACTTGTCTCCCCTGAATTATTAATAAAATCATTGATTGATTGAAAATCATCAGTATGTAATGCTGTGATGTCATAATCTCCATTAATTATTACTGTATTTCCAATACTTGCTTTTAAAGTAGAGAAATTTCTATCCATCTCTTCGTGTGTAAGTTCACTTCCCTTATCCGCTCTTAGTGTAATTCCGTTTCCTGTTTGAAATGCTGTTGTTGTCGGTGCTATTGCTGCCATAATATTTTTCCTTTTTTAATTAAATTACAACTGCTTGAGTTGTATTATCTTGATTTTCTAAAGCTACAATTCTATCTGTATGCTCACCCTGTTCTGTTTCTACTGCTTCAAGTTCTGTTTCTGTTGCAAATTTGCTAGTATCTAAAATATCAAACTGCAATAAAGTCATATCATACTTATCTGCACAAGCATCACTAAATACTCGATAAATGTTTCCAGTTCTTGCATCAAATACATCTCCGAAAAAATAGTCTTTATATGTTCCATCTGAATTTTTGTTGCTATCTACATCTTGAAAAGTACCATTTAGCCAATTTTTAGTCCAGTCGATACCACCCTGCACTGTTACTGTTGAAGTAGGTCTAATAACTACCTCTTTTTTATATAATCCACTCATTGATTACCTCTTTTTGTATAATGCAGGTAAAAATACCTGCATTTATTTATGCTGTCCTAATTAAAGTACTGCACCGTCTCCACCTGCACCTGAACAATCTTTGTCTGCCAAGCCAAGAGATGCACGAAACTTATTGTGAATACCACACATATCCATAGATGATGCTTTTAAAGTATGAGCATCAGTGTAAGCGTTAGCATTTGATAATGTATCTGCTTCTGCTTGTGTAGCTCTTGCAACTTCTGCACTCAAACCATTTTCAAGGTCTGTAACTCGAGTTTTTACACCTTTTACAAGATTTCCATCTACATCTGTTGTATCGTTAAGTGTATTTTCTACGACTTTAACACGACCATCAATTTCTGAAATTGAACCAGTTGCTCCGCCTGTAATCTCGTCTAATTGAGATTGTAAGTTTGTTTCTGCTGCTGTTGCTCTTGTAACTTCATCAGATAAAGCTGCTGTGTTTGCTGCTTCCTGTGCTTTTGCACGGTCTGCTTCACCCTTGATTGCTTTTGCGATTGAACCATCTACTGTTTCGTCACCTGTTAGAGTTACGATTGTGCTTTCTGCACCTGATAAACGACCCTCTACATCTGCATTAACTGTATCTTGTGCAGTTTTGTTGTCTGTAACTGTTTGAGTTAATCCAGCGATTGCTGTTGCGTTTGATGTTGCTTTGTTTGCATTTACAGTAACTTGTGATTGTAAGTCTGCTTCTACACCTGTTGCTCTTGCTGTTTCATCTACTACAAGCTGCTTGTTCTCTTGAATAAGAGTAAGAATTTGTGCAATACTACCATCTGAATTTGTAATTACTTCATCAATAGCTTTGATTTTTTCTGCTAAACTTTCTACACCATTATCAGAAATCTCTGTAATTGCATCAATTTGTGATTGAACACCACTTACTGCTGCGTTAAGTTCTCCAACTGTTGAATATCCTAATGATTGAACATACTCAACAACACTTAAACCCATTTCAGATGCTAAATCTTGTAATGCCTGTTCTAATTCGTCTGTGGTTACATTATCTGCCATAATATAACTCCTTTTATATTGATTTTTTTTGAGCTAGGCTCATATAAACCTATGTTTTAATAGGCTTAAATAAGACTATTTAATGCTTCTTGGGTTTAAGCCTAAATGACTTCTAAGTGTGTCTTTTGCTGGTTTTACATTAATCTTTTTTGGATTGTCTAAATACTCTCTTATTGAAATACCCATTTCTGTAACAAGTTTTTCAAGTACCTCTTCAAGTTCTTTTGTAGTTATGTTTTTGCTCATTTTGCATCATTTAACTATTTATTAAACTCTAAATAACCTACTGTAATTAAAATAACTATCTGAATAAACAAGCTAAAATAATCAAATATTTTTTTATTGTTTTTTTTAATTTCATAAGCAATTTTTTCATCTATCGACTTACCCATAAGTTCGACTAACTTTTTCATTTCTCTATTGTTCATATTGCGATAAGTCCACGCTGTTTGAATTGTAGTAGCTGATTATATCCTGTGCATTTTGTGCATAATTAATGTTCTTTTTGTTCGTTAAATAGCTGCACATATAATAAATAACCGCCTGTGTGAGTTCTTTGTCTATGTCGATTACTGCATCGTCTGCAATGCTGATAATAGGCTCTCTTATATACCAATGATTATAAACTTCATCAACATTATTGTAAGTGCTGTATATCCTGCGAAACACATCTGTTTTTGCATCGTCATATTCAGATATTAAGTGAGACGGTATGCACCTGAGCATAACATCTCTTAATGCCATAGAAAGGTAAGTATCATCTGTATCAAGATAATCACCTGCTTTTGAATTATCGCCTCGCAATAGTCCAATAACAGATTTTTTCACCTCTCCATAGGTCATAGACTATTTCCATCCCTTAGCTGATGCAAACATATCACCATTTTTAACTTCAAGCGTAAGGTCCGTGTAGTAACGACCGTATTTTGCAGTTTTTGATGTTGGAACATCTGTAAATGTAGTCGGAGATACATACATAGCTCTTGCCTCTTTAAACTTACCTGCCATCATTTTATCTGCAAGTTTATCACCTGCAAAATGTCTGTGAAGTTGGAATTTAACCTCTCCAAAGTCTGTTACAATACTTGTGATTGTAGGGTCGAACTTTTTATCTCCGTTATACTTGATGATGTAGTCTTTTGCAACTGCATTTACTTTTTGTTTTAGTTTACTACCTAACAAAATTGTAAATGTATCATCTTCCATAGCTCCACGCTTCCAAAGAGGCTCTAAGAATTTGTGCAATTCATCAAGAGTAAAATCTTTATAAGTTGTTGCATCTGCTGCATCATACCCATCAACTGTATATCTTTGCTCATTTGGAACAAAGTAAAAAAGTCCTGCCATTCTCGGTGCTTTTGTTGCGGTTGCTGTAACTGGTGCAGCTTCAATGTCTGTATTACCTAAGCCCAAAAGTGCATACTCTACATCTTTTAAGTGTTCTTTACCTTTTTTACCTACTTGGTACGCCCACTCTTTACCACCGTATTGAGACATTTCCATTTGTCTTTTTGTAACTCCGACCTCGTTTTTAATGATTTGTGCTACATTAGAGTTTTTGGTTTTTGTCGGTACTGTGTTTTCGTCAAGGTCTGTTAATTCAAGATTTGCATTGTCTTTTGCATCTGCATATCTATCGTTTATCCAGCTATGACTAGGTGCTGAAATATTACCTGTTCCTATCATTTGAATAATAGGTGCTGTTGCTACGCCCTGCTTGATAATCGCATCGACTATCGAGGGCTTTTGTGTTAGTGCTGTGTTTAATGTTGTTAGCATTGTTCTCTTCCTCTTATTTTTTTTATTCTTGCTAATTGTTGCAAAATTAGATTTTCAAAATAAGAGGGTTTTGTTAAAATTTATATTATTTTGACTGTTCTAAGATAAAATCGCCTAAATCAATCTCGCTTGCATTGCCTTTTTCAACTTTTTTGTTAAAACTGTTGTCATTGTTTCCGCCTGAATTACCGCTGTCTGTAATTTCATCTGGTGTCTCTGTCGGTTGCATCTCTGTTTTAACTTTTGCAAATAGCATATCTAAACCTTTAGGGTCTGATTTAATCATCTCTGCAAGTTGTGGGTTTTCTGCTCCGACTTTTTCAAGTTCTTTTTCAACTAGGCTTGCATCTACATCTTCATACTTGTTGCTTACCTCTTCAAATATTGCTTTATCTTTGCTCTCTTGGAGTTGAGCTTGCATCTGTGCTAACTTCTGTTCATAAGTATCTAAACCTAAAGCCTCTTTTGCCATCTGTACCTCATCTTGTGGTGCAGGTGCTTGTTGCATTTGTGCTTGTTGTATTTGTGCCTGTTGCTGTGCTTGTGGGTCTATTTTATCGTCAATCATTGGTGCTTGCATTATTTAATTCCTTTTGTATTGTTTTCATTTGATGCTTCCACATCTTCATCTGTTCCTGCTACTGCAAAATGCTCTAAAATATCTTCGCCTAACTTGTAATCTGCATCAAAATCTTCTCTTGAAACGATATAAGTCTCGTGTGCCTTATCTACATCTTGTAGCATAACTTGATGCTCTGTTGCATCTATTACTTCCACTGGTGTAGTCTTTACAAACTTTTTACCTCTTAAATCTACTTTTGCCATTATATAATTTCCTCCCAGTCTTCACTTAAAATGTCGCTTTGACTTGCCACCCAGCATACAATACTGCCATCTGCTGTTTTCATATCAATATGCGGTCCATAATTAATCTTTGTTCCCTCTTCGTAAATTCCTAAAAGTGGTTTTCTGTTTACTAAAAATTCACTTCCATCAACTAAATATAAGAACATACCTTTGCCATTCCATCCTCTCCTTGCAACTTTTGCACCGTCTTTCATTCTATCAATAGCCCATCCAAAGCTTCCGATTTTTTGCTCCATTATTCCGTCTCCATTTTTGATATTTCATTACCGATATTATCTACATCATCCTCTAATCTTCCGATTAAATTATCTAATGCTTTCATCGCTTGCCCTATGCCTTTCATCCGCTCCATTGCATACTTTGATTTGTAAGCATCATCTGTGCTGTATGCCTCTTGAAAAGCAACTTGGTACATACTGTTTAAATCATCCTGCAATAAGAGATTAACATCGCTTGCTTGAAACATTTTAGCCTCTTCGAGTATGCGAACACTGTCCCTCATTGCTCTTTTTAACTCTGCTGTCGCTATGCCATTATCTTCTTCATCTAAAACCTCCTCGATTTGATTTTCGTTTGCTGCTTCATTGCTTATCATTGAATTACTCCTTGTTCTGGCATCATTTGTGCCTGTTGTTGCATCTGTTGTGCTTCTGCTTCCTCTTCTGCCTCTTCACCTTTTTCAATAATACTGTCCTGCCCTAAGAGTTTGAGCTTTTGCATATTCATATCATCAAGCATCTGCATATACTTCTGTACTCTTTTCATATCCTGTATTTGCATAGCAAGTTGTAATGACTGCGTTATTGTCGCTATTGACTTATCAATATTATCTACTTCAAGCATCTTGTTTATTGAGCCGATACCTACATTAATGATAATCTTCTGTTTAAGAGGTTTCTTTCTGTTAATATCAATAAAATTTGCACTCACTTTATATTTGTAGTGAAGTAGTGCTATACGCTGTACCAACGGTCTAAAAAAGTTTTCGTTAAATGCCCGTGAAATATCATCTATAACATTGCTTCCCTGCATCTGCAAGGCTTCGACTTCTGTTGCTGTTTTACCTCTTCCGCTCGACATCCCCTCGCTTAACTTAGAAATACCGCTTATCTCTTCCGCCTCCTTAGATAATTGATTAACATCAAATATACTGTCGTTTAGTCTTGGAATAGGCAGCTCTCTTATATTGTTAATGTTATCAACTACTATCTTTTTGCGATTTGAGATTAAATCATCTTCTCTTACTCCACTCTCTTTAGTAGTTATAAATCTTTGATTAAGTTGTATATCTGTTGCATCTATCTGTTGGTTACGCTTAATTGTATTCTCATTCTGTAACGATATAAGCGGTGCGATAAAAGCATCACCGTATGCTCTGACTGG